GTTATTTCTTACTATAAAAGGAAAAGAACATTGAATGCAACAATACTAACACATAGATTAGTTCACACTCCACGGAGACTACCATCCCGTGGAAATATGCCACACCTTTCAATAAAAACTTTTATAGCCCTTCTAGCAGGTTGTTAAACTTTATGAATATTTAAATTTTTATTTGTATTTATATTAACAACAATAACTGCAAAGGATAACACGAATATGAACAAAACATATATATACACATATCAAACGTCCTAGTATACAATAATAAATTATGACTTCTCCATTGGTCTTTTGCCGCCACAACTTCCGTGTAGCCGGTCTTCGCCGGAACTCACTTATTGATTACTGTACCGATTTCAGATGATAAAGTAAATGTATGAAAATACGTTCATACACGTCGAAAATTGATGATGTTTTAACTTTTCGAAGGTTAAAACGATTTTAAGAAAGAAAATATACTAAAAAGAAGGGGTTGGAGTCAGAGCTGAAACAATTAATTGCCCAGCAGTGACTGTAGTTGCAGCAACATTCGAGGTTATTGACCCCGAAACCGCCGTCGCTTTGTATGTAGATACAAAAGCTAAGGTTGTTGCTGCAGCCGGATAATTTGCAAACATGGCAGTGACTAAAGTTAAACCTACTGGAGAAGTAAATCCTGGCGAACCAGAAAATACTGTACCAGTCAAGGTTTCAATAAACACGTACTCAGTTCCAATGGACAAACCAGAAAAGGTTATCACATTGGTCCCAGCTGCCGCCAAATTATACGACCCAGACACTACAGGAACTGCTCCAAAAGGAGTAGCTGCTGCTATAGTCCCACCTCCTGCAGTCAAAGTGCCACTACCAGCAGCACCTGCAGAATTCAACTGTTGATTTATTAATGTAACGTCATACTCGATCCACAATTTACCCCAATTAACTGCTGTACCATCTAAGGTACCAACAAATAAATTGGCTATATCATAGGTTTTAATATCAAGGCTGGCTGTTAAACCACCTGTTCTAATAAAACGGTCTTGATTGAGAATCTTTTGATCGAAAATCATACAGTTGTCCTTCCAAGCTACATCTTCTTGGGTTCCATGATAAGCAGATGCAATCTGCTCATTAACAGGTGCAGCATCCGCTGCATTATAATCAGGTGTGAGAATAACACTACCAGGTGTGCTAGACCCGGTTCTAGTGTAATAACATAAACGCAAATAATTGAATTTATATTTTTCCCAACCCAATGCCTGTGTGGAAAGCCAAGGAAATGTGGCTGCCAACCCTGGATTAATACTAAAAGTATTTCCAGCTGTAACAGAATAAAGTACAGTACCAACAACGGAACCAATAAGTTCACGATGAACAATACGAGTACGATCAACACCACTACGAGTTACCTTAGGGTTTCTCGAGGTTTGACCCCTAGCATAAGCGGCAGCAACAGCAGTCGATGGTTTCCCACCAAAACTAACCATTGCTTTACCACCACTACGCTTACCTTTTGCACGTTTTTTCTGTTTTGGTTTAGCATTTAATTGTTTAGCTTGTTTTTTGGTCATCGGACCATAAACAACTTTTCTCCCAGACATTTTGATTGAAAATTAGATTATAAGAGTTTAAATTTATATTAGATAAGATTTTATAGTAGTAACGCCGTTTTTACCTTGCCGACTACCAGTAGAAAAGGTGTAGTCTCGCATGCTCCACTACCACCTTCATATCCTGAATATAACGCTTCAATATACTCATCACTCTTCCATAACCCAAATATTTCACTCATAGGAATATCTGCTTTTTTTATAAGCAAATTGCCGATTAAGTCTTCCATATATCTCTCATACAAGAAATTAATATAGTCACTTATAATTCTTCGACACAAAATATTACCATATGAGTCCAATCTCAATGCATTTGCTCTTAACAAATGAAATCGAACATCATCAATGTTGGCACCATAACACAAAGTACTTAAAACTTTTTGTGTGTCTGGCACTGGTAACCATGTCCTCAAGCCTTGATCATAATCAAACCCTTGAGACAAGAAAGTTACCTCACAAAGAGGCCTACTCTCCCAACATGGTGTTTTGGTTGTAATGCCAATATTAGTCCAAACTACTGCAATAGCAGTTGGATTAAACCAGCTTACACACGCATCAGAAACAGTGAAAGTATTATCATCACCATTTAAAGCGGCTTCTACTTCTGACATAAATTCAGAATAGACAGCCTTCTTTCCCAACTGATTACACAAAACTATCCAAGCATAAGCAAATAAACGAAATAAAATTAACGTATTATCTACTATGGTATTACTACTACCACTCGGATTTCCAGTGTGTTTTTGAATGAGTTCACCATTTTCTAGAACAATAACTGAGTGGACAATGCTTTCATACACTGCCTCTAATCTCAATCTATTTTCAGGTGATTTTTCCTCATTAGCCAAAAACGACCAACGTATATCTACCATTCCCATCATCGCCCGCGAAAACAAAGATGAATCATATTGCGATTCATCCAGTTCAAACGCATTTGGATGTTTGTTGAGTCGCCTATAAAGACGATCCCAACCGGATAGATATTTTGTCCCTCCCACAAAAGACCAAGTTTTCCCATTTGAATTATAGAACTTATTGTTCATATCAAGACAAAGCCTATTCGTAGCAACTGAATGCTCAATAGGAGCAACTAAAAACGTTCGGTGATCATTCACCTCCAACTTTTTAATTGCACGTAACTCAATTTTTTGACAGCAGGACCAAATTGGGCAAATATTATCAGAATTCTCAGTACCAGCTAATATCCAAAAATCTTCTAAGATCGGAAATGCCTTTGATGTGTTACTAACTGCATCAAGAGCATCAGACCAAGAAGGAGTCTCTTGTAATTCGACCGCAATATTGCTAAGTCCAATCAAGTCTCTCTTATTTTGATATTCTATACTGGCTGGATAGCCGCACGAAGTGCCCATATCCATTTCTGATAAAACCATATTAGTTGAAAGGATTCGACTATTACACATATAAGGATAAAAATGTGATTTAGTCCAATCCCCCGCTAAAAGCCATGCCCCTTCGCACAATTCAGGTTGCCCCTTATCATACTTCGACACCGACTTAAAGCTTGCATCCATATTAGAAAACACCATACGATAACCGGTAGGTAAAGGCAACTCCTTTTCCCTACAGAACTTAACATACGATGAATTCACAACCTCTTTCGCAACTTGCACAGAAACACGATAGCATTGACCTATATAATCAACATTCCCTTTAACGAAATATTTTTTATAATAAGTACTTGGACCTGCCATAGTGTTACCAGAGAAGCCCCGTAAACCACGAGTTCTAAAAATGTTTTTGGTATAATATTTTCTATACCATTTTAACCAAACATCGAACTCGGGTACGGGGCGACTTAAAAAGTTGAAGTTGCTCCGGTAGCTAATTGACAAATTTCTTTTGTCACTGGAATAAAACCAGTATCAACAGAAGTTGTAAAATTATGAAATCCTACAACTTTGCCATTGACATTAACCACGGGAGCGCCACAACAACCTTTAACAGACGACACTGTATAATAAGCCTTTTCTTCCCCTTTTTCTGTAAGTATTGAAGTAATTTTACCAGCATCACAATGATATTTCTTCTGCTTTTGATCTTCTAAGGAGTCATATGCTATTAAACATATTTTTTCTCCCACTCTAGATACAGCAGCACGTAAAAATTTTACGTCTGGAAATACATTTTTAATATGCTTGAAAAACAATAAATCATTTCCCACGCTAGTAAAATCACTCTTCTTAAGAGTTTTGGACACTCCATCAATTGTAATTTCAACTGTCTCACTTGCCTTTTCAAACAAATGTGCACAAAGCATAAGTCCACCCCATAACAAGGTGGCATTCATGTGACTGTCCCCACTAGTAGCCCATGCAATAGAATTTGGAACAGCACTCACGTCAAAACGCGGTCCATTCACTAAACTCTCTTTCTTTTCTACTTTGACCTTCTTTTTCTTAGTCGCACTCAAAACTTTCTTTTGAGCTTTAACAGCCTTCGCTGCTGCAACTTTACTATGAAAAAGACCACAGTTCTTTTTACAATTGACGTCGGTACATTTCTTAAGATAAACCTTTTTAATCTTAGAATCTTTTTCTACAGATTTTGATTCAGGTGTTTGCTTCTGTTTAGCTATGTATTCAGCCACAGCAGCATTTTTGATCTCATTTAATTCCTTTTCTTTCGCAGCTACAGCTGCTTTGACAGCAACTGCATACTGTTTACAAGGAACGGGATCACCCTTTTCACACCTACATGCCAAACAATGGTAGACTTTTACGCCTCCTTCTTTAGTATGTTGTTTTTTTAATTTTTTTACATAAGCTTCATTGACCTCATCTTGATGTCTTCTCATACCTTGAGCCCGCTTTGCAGCAAACTCAGCATCAGCACCAACATCTTCAGGGCCTTCATACAATGCATACTCGTCAAGCATCTCCTGCTCTCGCATAAGTTTATTGTATTCAGCCACTTCTTTAGAGTCTAAACGCTTTAATAAATTGCCTTGTTCATCTGTTTCATAAAGTCCTTTCATAGTATCATCATAAACAATATGACGCTTCTTTTTAACTTTATTAGGAGTACTACGTTCCTTTACTTCTTTCTTAGAAGGTTTCTCAGGATGTAAATATCTCGACAACAATAACAAACAGGCAAAAACTAACAACACAACCACTGGCAATAACCAAGGTTTCTCTTTAATAATTTCTTCAAGATTCTTTTTATATGCTTTGTCTTCACGACAATCAAAAATTTGATCCAAGGGCTCCAACGGAGTTTTGCATTTTTTAGATGCATCTACTGGTTGAGCAATTGGAATAGACACCCTACTAGGGTTTTTAACTCCAGCTCTTGTAGTTTGCCCACTACGCTGAAGATCATCAATTTTTTGTTGTTGTTGTGATTCGGCTGCACGATGCATTTGCCCGTTTGAAACGGGATACTTACTGCTCGTGCGTTGATTGATAGGAGACACTTCCGGCTCCTCATCCTCAACCTCACCTTCGTCTTTACAAATATCACAACAATTCGCATACACAGAAACACTCTCATCAAAGTCTTTGCCACAGAACTCACATTCTGTCCAAACAATCTCTTCCATGGTAGTAGTCTCACAATCTTCTTTATGATCATTTTTCTCATCAATATCAGACATATTATCATCCTCATGGGAGTTCTCTAGGTCGTGTTCTTTGCAATCACATGCAATATCACACTTTCCTCCTAAACGACACTCATCATGAACATCTTTTGCTGGTGCCTTGCCAGACTGCCTATGTTCCTCAACACGATCCGATAAATCGTTAACCGTGTCTAATACAACATCAATACCACCAGAACCTATAAAAGGAACGGCTTTCGAATCAAACAATTTAGTTATTAGACTAATGCCGCTACAAGCAACTCTAATCATTGAACATAATCTTGTTAAGGTTCCCCACACATGAAATGCGGATTTTGTACCGTGTGTTGCAAATAACGGAATAATAGCAGATAAGGCCATCAAATCAAAAAGTTGAAATACTTCTTTCTCTTTTAATGATTCTTTTTTCTCACCATGATGTTTTTTATTCTGATACCGTGAATACACATTGCGCACCAATGCAATCACAGAAATTAAAATTGTACCAATAACGTAGCCATCAAGCAATGCTGATCCTAAAGTTGCAGTTTGATCCACAACGTTAGCGACCCTTGCCGCACTACCAGCCACATTATTCATAACGATACGAGCATTCCGCTCGCCTACGTCGACTCTATTTGAAATACGTTCTATAGCACACATCACGCGCCAC